GTGGGTGAATTTGTTTGGTGTATTCAAGATTTTCCTTTGCGGCTGTCTGACCAGAAAACTGACTAACAAGAACTTTCTTTGCTCCACGTCTTGCGTAGGGACTTCCAGTTGCTTCATCAACCATTCCTTTCTCCTCGTACAGAAAACGCCCATAAGGAGCCGCCGCCGCGCATACTTTCCCAGTTCCTTGCAAAGATGTACTCTCAACTCTTGTCCGATTGATAAAATTTCCGGTAATCATTGGCATAAATGGAACCATGCTGTCCATAACCATTCCGTCAAGGAGATACTGGGCTTCTTGATACTGTCTGGAAAACCTGTCCATATTCAGCTTGATTTTCATATCTCCATCGACTATGGAGAATCCTTTGAAATGATGAATCTTACTCATATTACTTACCCAGAATCTCAAAATGTGGAATCAGCGTATACGGACCGCCAACACTGGTAATCTTAAACACGTTATCTCTGTTCTCATTCATGTACTGATAGAATCCATTCCGATAATCGCTATCGGTTACCGTTCCGCCAATCCACTCACCCTCCCAGAAGAATGATTCATCCGAGAATGTAATAGTGTCCTCCAGAGCGTTGTTAATCTGCTGTTTCCACTCTTTAGGTGGCATCCATGGAAGAATCTTGCTGTCTTTATCAGTAATGGTTATATCGCCATTCTGGGCGGTATAGCGTACGTGTAACTGTGCGTTGTCTGTTGCGTCTGGTCCGTACTTCTTAAGGATTGCTCCTTTGTCCGTAATGAGGTCGACGCCGGATAAAACATGAGGATACCAGTACGCATCTCCAGTTGTTTTGCTTTCGTAATAGTTGAAAACTGTTACTGTTTTGCTATACATGATACCCTCTCCTTAATCATTTATTTTTTAGCTTATCCACATCAACCTTGGACGTTCGTTTCCACAATTCCGTAATTTTCTCCCATCCGAACATGGAAATAAACGCCACAATAAACCCAGCCATGATAGCTGCTAAAATCATATACCACAAGATTGTCATGTGGATATACTGCATATATGCTACAAAAGCAGCTACAGTAATTCCGATAGACAGTACAAGCACCAAGGCATCTGTCGGAATTTTCGACAGGAACCCAACATTTTTAATTACCTGTGTAATCACAGATACACAAAACGCCAGAATCCCGATCACTGCCAGAATCAAAGTCATATTTGCAAATAATGCTTCCATCTTTGCCTCCTTTTATAATCCCGCATACAATATCGGTATGCCATCATCCGTCCTTACTCCCATCAGAAGTGGTAAAGCTGTCTTTAAGAGCAAGTCGTTCGTTTTCTGTACGTCTCCGGCGGCGGCATATACTGCGCTCCATTCCTTTGCGCCCGATGCTTTCTGCTGAGGCGTTGCATAAGAGATGGATTCGCTGCCAGATGATACAGATGTTACAATGCCAGTCGTGCTACCACCGGACCCGATTGTGGTTGATGCACCACTCACAGCGGCATTGGTAGCATTCTTTTCAGCAAGTTCAATCTGATACATTAATTCAGTCAATGAACAGACCGCTTTTTTGATACGCTTCTGTGAGCGTTCATTTGTAGGCAGTCCGTCCACCAACCTGTCAAATGTCATTGTGTCCACAAAGCCACTGGCTCTTTCTGCCAGCCGTGGAAAGTCGGTTTCTGGCACGACATTGCCGAATGATTCTGTATAGAATTTATAATCTGCATAAGCCATGCCAGTCACCTCCTGCGTTTATGATTTTGCTGTTACGCTTGTACTTCCGGCATTCAGTGCTTTGTATGTTCCATCACACTCAACCACTGTAATCTTCTGTCCGGTTGCTGCCTTAATGTCAGCTTTTCCGTCCCAAGAAGTCCAGTTTCTGAGATTCTGTCCATAAGTCACAGCCGTTTCAGATGCACCAACTTTGTATTTATATACGTTATTGGAGTTTTCCTTAGCCGGATTTACAGTGATTTTTGTATCACCAGTTGCTGTTCCTTCCGCAGATGTTACTGTCAGAGTGCCGAGCGTTGGTGTTTCGTCAATGGTAATTACTGCAATTGCATCAATGTACTCTGCAAAAAGAGTAAGTCCCATAACCGCAAACGCTTCGGATACTGCTGTGTGGTAGTTGCCCTGTGTATGGAATCCGATCAGGTTTGTTTCGCCAGATACGGTATACACAAGACCTGCTCTCGCAAAGTCAGACTCGTTCGGGTCTACATAGTAAAGTACGATGTTCTCAACAGGGGTAGCAATAACCTGTCCACGTGGGATCTCACTGTCAGATAACAGGAAGATGGTATTGAATCCCATGAAATCCTTCATGTATTGGAATCCGAACTGATTCTGAATAGAAATCTCAGCTGCTCCGAGGTATTCATATACGTCCAGAATGTTCACAAATCCAACAACGCCAGTCACATTTCTGTGCATCTGTTTGAATTTGTTCTCTACACGGCCTTTAGCCATTGCCAGAGCCATCTGGAATGTTGTTTCTGTGGAAGTAAGTGTACCGGTTTTCAGATAGTCATAAAATCTGCTGGTAACGTCAGTCTGAAGCTGGAAAAGGAATTCATCATCGGTCATCTGAACAGCGTTCTCATAACCGTGATCCTTGATTGCTTCGATAGATACAGCCTTTGCGTACTTTTCGATAGTCATTTCCGCATAGGTCTTTTCTTTTACAGTAAACTTGCTGTAAGGGATTTCCTCACCCTCACCGACAAGTCCGCTCTGTAAAGTACCCTCTGCGTATTTGGACTTGAGTACAGCACCCGGCTGTTTTTTGATAGGTCTCATGATACCCAGGATGTCACGTAAATGCTGCCAGTTTCTTTCGAATCTGGTGACGAAGTCAATCTCACGCGCCCTTACCTGAATATCATTTGTCATAATAAGATTAGCTTTTGCTGCCATATAAAAAATCCTTTCTACCCATAATTATTAAGGTATTGGGTTAGCGGCTATACTCTAGCGTATAGTCGGTGTAAAAATCACTGGAATAACTGGATGTTCTGAGCAATTGCAGCCTGTCTCTCGGACGGGTCTTTGATCGCTTCAATATCCTTCTTTGTCATGCTTCCTGGTGTCTGCTGCTGCCCAACATGTGTTGTAAATCTTGCCTGGTTCTGCTGAGCCTGCTGCTGAGATTCATCCACGAAAGCGGATGCGTCAGACTGTTTCATCTGCTCAATCAGATCATTCAGCCCAAGGATTTTACCGTTTTTCAGTTTCAATCCGGCTTCTTTAATGTCTGCCATGACTGATTTCTTAGCTGCTTCGCTGGAAAACTTAACATCGTCGAGTGCCGCTTTCAGAGCGTCTGAGAAATCACGGTCGTAGATTTTTGCATTGAATTCTTTCTCTGCATCCTCGGCTTTTTTCTTCCATTCAGCAAGCTCTGTCTGAATGTTCGCCGGGTCGATACCGTCAAAGCCTTTTAAGGTTTCTTCTGCTGTCTCAGCACGTTCTTTCCAGTTATCTCGTTCTCCCTCAACTTTTGACAGAGTTTTTGCAACTTCTTTTGCATTCTTGTAATTCTCAGAAAGTGCCTTTTTCACATCTGCCTGTTTATCCTCCGGGATTTCAATTCCAAATGATTTTAATGTGTCAATAAGTTTCTGCATATATATCCTCCTGGTCGTGTTTATTGACCTGCCGCCGCAGGTAAATGGATTAAGCCAGTTAGACCACTGGCAAGGTAATGGGAAAGATAGGAATTGAACCTATAATGTTTACCACGAGGGAACGGTTTTACAGACCGCCGCAACACCGCCAATCGTTGCCGCTTTCCCAGAAGACACCTTTTCGGGACTATTTGGATTAAATTCCAGTCCACAGGATAAGGATAAACCTATAATCGGAATGGCAGGATTCGAACCTGCGACGTCAAGAGCTATGCGCTCTCCGCTCTTTCCAGCTGAGCTACATTCCATTATGCTTTTCGGTCCGGACACCAGATAGCAGGATAAGCAATAACCTTTTCTCACTACATTCCATTATGCTTTTCGGTCCGGACACCAGATAGCAGGATAAGCAATAACCTTTTCTCATGAGATAAATTCAGCCAAATCATAGACTGCCTGCAAGCAAACAGCATAATTTTAACCGAATCAAAGCGGAACGCCCGGAATCGAACCGGAGACCAGAGCGCGACTCTGTCAGTTTTCCACTAGCGTACATTCCACATAACCCGGATTCCCGGGTTAGCAAGGTGTTTAACGTGTTATGCTTACCACTATCCGACTTTCACGGAAATGTTGATTCATTTATAAGGAGGTGTTACCAGTCAGTCAAGCTGACTAATGAATATGTCGGAAATTGCACCCGCTTTTCAACCTCCAGATTCCGCTCAAATCTGTTTCTATTAAGGACATATTCACAAAGAAAGGAGGACATGAAACGAAAAAGAAAGCAAAAACTTCTAATCAGCAAGTCCTACAAGGTTCACCATGCCTTGTAAGACTATAGTATCATATTCTTTTAAAAAAGTTGTCCCCACATTTGCAAGAATCAAAGCATACTTCTAAGTTTTTCGACGTATCTTTTAACAAGATCACGTTCTTCTCGACATTCTGCGTCCTTGGATATATCGCTCAATTCCGTGGTAAGCTCATCCATGTGTTCTTCCAGTGCAGCAAGCATTTTTCTTTTGCAGTCTTCAGACTTCCCGGAGCGATAGCTCTGCTTCTGTGTCATGTAGTCATCGTAAGTGTCTCGCCCATCAGAGCGGCTGTAATGCTCTCTGACATAATGTTCACCACGTCTGGCATAAGAATTGCCCCGGTCGTAATCTGGCATCATTCTGCCGTCACTTGAGCTGTATCTCCCCATGCTGTCATGTTTTCTTCCACGCTCGCTGTAATCGTCATTGTATCCGCTACGCATCTCATCAAGGACAGTGTTGTAATACTCCACTTTCTTGTCCCAGTACTGTGTGTTCTTTATATCTTTGTACATATCAATCAGCTTGTATGTCATTTCCAGATTTCCAGTAGTCAACCCACTGTCAGCGATTTTGGACAGTTCGTCTTCAATTCTTGCACATAAGTCTTTAATGTCTCTCATAATCACACCTCCTATGCTTCTCTGGTCACGACAATATTTGCGTTCGCAACAGAAATTGCCTGATCGCTTGTATTCTCTACTGCGATATTAACGCAACATCCGCGAGGTACATCAATATAGATGCCAGAGGACACATTGTTATACTGGTCTACTGCTGCCGGTGTGGAAATCATCTGAGAAGAAAGAACCGGTTCGCCAGAGATTGCAATAGCCAGAGAAATAGCTTCAACAGTACCGCCTGTTGGAATTGCGATATTACCAGAAAAATCCACAAAGAATCTCGCTTTGCACTGATTAGTCAGTCCTCTTAGAGTTATAATTCCACTTCCCTCTCTGTGCTGAATACAGTTAGAACCTTTGACTGCTGTGTTTGAAAATACTACGTTTCCATTTGCTGCTACAGTCTGAGCAGCTACATTTGTAAATTCTGCCATAATTTTTACCCCTTTCATATCACAAAAGGACAGGTCTCAGCCTGCCCCTCTGTGTAAAACGGCATAAGCCGACATCCGAATCAATCGAAAGATACTCTCGATATGAAGTTATCAGCAATTACATCCGGTGTTGCATCCGCATCCAGAATATGGATATGGCGCTGGGACTACGTAGGATGGCACAGGCATAGGACTTATTCTGCGAATCAGTTCTGCCGTCTGCGCTTCCTGATTTGCCGCAATGTAAGCATTCTGCGCAGACTGAGAAGCAGCAAGCTCAAGTTTCTGAACTTTATCTCTTAAATCTGCGTTTTCTTTTGCACACAGGTAATCAAGAACCGCTCTGGTTCCAGCATTCTGATTGTCAATGATATCTCTTGTGTTGCTGTTCATGGTGTTCTGCAATGCACAGGTGTTCTGCGCCATGTTGTAGTTCACGCCCTGGATAGCTTCCCTGGTTTCACAACAGCAGTTTGCAAGCTGCGCCTGCAATGCGTTTGTATTCTGCATATTGGCTACAGTATCGGCATTGATTGCCTGCTGGATTCCAAAGCCGGTCTGCATGATGTTTGTGTTGATTCCATTGAATCCGGTAAGCATACCGTTATTCATGGCATAAAAGCCATCACACAGGCCGCTATTGATTCCGTCAAGTTTGCTGATTACTGCGGAGTTATCAAATCCTCTCTGAATGTCTGCTTGAGTAGCTGCTGTGGCTGCATATCCGCCGCCATTGCCGTTATTGCCCCATCCGTTGTTTCCCCATCCGCAGAATACGAACAAGAAAAGCACGATAAGCCACCATGCACCATCTCCACCAAACATGCCGTCATTATTTCTGCCATTTCCAGTAGCAGCGGCAATGTCTGCTAAGCTATAATTTCCATCCATAGTTATAATCTCCTTTATTGTGTATTTACATCAATCTGGCCAGATTGTAATGTACTATTTCATTCCTTTCAGCAGATTCTGAAACTGCCCTGCCATCTGCTGAACTTGGTTAAGCTGCTGTTGAGAAATCTTTCCAGACTGCAACATTTTCTGGACTTCTTCTTTTGGGTTTCCTTTGTAATTCTGTTTAAACTGCATAAACTGCTGCATCATCTGCATTGGCCCATTTCCCTGTGGCATTCCACCACCAAGCGCGTTAAATAATGGATTACTCATCTGCATTTCCTCCCTTGGTCGCTGATTCCTGCACGGTATTAACTCTAACAGATTCAGAAAATGAATTTAATCGACTTGCTATAGCGTCGAATTTGGCTTTTAAATCGTCGTATTCCTGCCTGGTGACATATTTACTGTCCATGTTTTGAACAGGCTGTTTAGGCGGCATCTGAGAGCCTACCTCGTGATATTCAAACGTCCGTAATGGTTGTGGCATACCGGAAACGTCTGTTGATTTTATAAAGAATTTTTCTGATTCTGAATCCATCAGTAAAACACTTGTCCCGGGTGCTACCAGATA